AGAAGAGGCTGAACGTGAAGGTAACGAACAGGCTATGCTTGAAGCGAAACAACAAGCAAATGAATCGCGTGAACATGCTGAACACTTTAAAATGATCCTAGAAAAAGCAGAAAAACGTTTCGCAGCTCTAAAGAAAGTTGAAGAACGACACGCGAATGCATACAAAAAAGTATTGGAGGCTCTATGAGATCAGATCATGTTTGCGTAGTATGCGGTTATGTTCATGAAGAACACAGTGATGTTCCATTCAATGAACTGCCTGAAGACTGGCTTTGTCCGGAGTGTGGTGTTGGTAAAGATGAGTTTGAGGTCCTGTGAAAGAAAAGTTTGTTAATGCATACATGAAGGTCGCTGAGACTTTTGCTGAACTCTCAACTGCTCGGCGTCTTCATGTTGGTGCGATTGTTGTAAAAGATGATCGCATCATCTCTATTGGTTACAATGGAATGCCCTCTGGTTGGGACAATGATTGTGAAGATGTGATCATACCGACCTTGCCGTATATGCAAGGAGATGGTCCAACTTTAAAAACCAAACCGGAGGTGCTTCATGCTGAAACGAATGCAATTGCTAAGTTAGCTAAATCTACCGAATCTGGTGATGGTGCTACTATGTTTATTACCCACTCTCCGTGTTTAGATTGTGCTAAACTTATATACCAGAGCGGAATCAAATCTGTTTATTATCGTAATACATATCGGAGTGATGATGGTATTGAATTTTTAAAAAAATGTAATATTGAGGTGAACAAAACATGAGTATGAATACACGAAGAGGATTTTTGAGAAAGGCTGGAATCTTTGGAACTATTGTTGGTGGTGTTGCAGCAGGCAAGATGATTGTTGAGAAACACTATCAAGAAACAAAATATATTCCTGCACCTGAACAGCCTAAGCAAGACATTTCACACCTTGCACCAGAAACACCAACGACACTAATGTTGCAAGGAAATCCTAAAAAGAGAGAACCTTCTACACTAGAAGGTAACGGCTTTCTCATCTCTCATTCTAATGTAGAGTACCAAAACAAAGTTGAAATGTCTGTTGGTAAAGATAATCGTCTTTGGGTTAAAGTAAATGATGAATGGAAGAGAGTATCAATTGAAAGCTAAAACTTATACAGGTGAAGTCGTTGAACTTCTTGATGACGGTTCTGCTATTCTACAATTGCCAGATGAACTCTGTGAAGAGATGAAATGGTTTGAGGGAACTAAACTTGATATTTCTGAAAAAGATGGAGTAATTATATTGAAAAAAATTGAAACTGATTTTTATGCTGATGTCCATACGTTTATCGAAGCTTGTGATCAAAAAACATCTCCTGAAAATATTAGTCTTTACCGAAATCTCATCAAAGAAGAGTTTTGGGAATTTCAGGATGGACTGAAAAAAGATGATGATGTCGAACAACTCGATGCATGTATGGATATGATTTGGGTTATTCTTGGATATTGTAAGATGAAAGGTTTTGATGTCTATGGTGCATGGGATGAAGTTGCTCGTAGTAACTTGGCTAAGATCGATGTTCAAACTGGTAAAGTTTTGAAGAATAATGATGGCAAAGTGATGAAACCTGAAGGATGGCAACCTCCAAGTCTTGACAAGTTCGTCGGATCCAAGTAAAATGAGTGACATTAAAGAATTGCTTCTTATTGTACAAGAAGAATGTGCAGAAGTTATTCAAGCCGTCAGTAAATGTGAACGATTCGGTATCGATAATTACAAACCAGGTAAGCCGAAAACCAATCGTGAACATTTAGAAGAAGAAGTCGGTGATCTTCTGGCTATGCTTGAACTTTTGATTGAGAAACAAATAGTTTCACATGATAATGTTTTGCTTGCTAAAAGTGCTAAATTTGTTAAACTAAAACAATGGAGTAGTATTCAAATTGGATAATATCAATAAAGCTGGTGAGTATCTTGTAAAGAAGTATAAACTTATTTCTGCACAGAAATATGATTTTTATCGTAGAGAATACGATAATTTGATTGAACTTATTGGTCTTGTGGACGATCCCAATTTCGATCCAAAAGATTTTGAGTCGAGGGAAATGCTTTTTCCTAAGCGTTGGCTTACTCTTGGTGTTTTTGATGAAAGTGAAAGGATTCCAGTATGACCGTTAAACTAATTACATTTAAAACTAATCAAACCTTGATCGGAGATCTTTCAACAAAGGGTGATTATGTTATCTTAAAAAAACCAGTACAGGTTATTGTACAGCCGACAAAAGATGGACCAGCAATGGGATTTATTCCTTTTTTGGAATACAGTGAAGAATTTGATACTGGAATTACATTTCATGTGCAAGATATTTTATGCACGAATACTCCTATGACGGAACTGACCAACGAATATAATAAGATGTTTGGTTCAGGCATTCAAATCGCATCGACTATTCCCAAGTTTTAATGAATAAATTTTACACAAATGTACTTTGTGTAGGTAACAACATCTTGTATCGAGGTGTTGAAAATTCTCGGCGTGTAAGACTTAAAATTTCTTATACGCCGAGAATGTTTTTGCCTGCTGAAACGAAGAAAAACAATCTCTGGAAAAATCTTCAAGATCAACCTCTTGAAGAAATCAAGTTTGACTCTATTCGTGAGTGTAGAGATTTTATTAAACGATATGAAGAAGTAGATAATTTTAAAATTTATGGGAATAATCGATATGAATACGCCTTTATTGCTGATGAGTTCAAAGGAATGGTCGAATGGGATCAGTCGAAAATTAACATTGCAGTTATCGACATCGAAGTCGGGTCGGAAAATGGCTTTCCTGACCCATACAAAGCAACTGAGCCAATTACAGCAATCTCAATCAAAAAACTCAATGGAGAAATGAAAGTCTATGGCTGTCAAGAATTTCATAATCAACAAAGTAACGTTTCCTATATTAAATGTGTTGATGAATGGACTTTATGTAAAAGCTTTCTCAAAGATTGGGTAGAAGATTATCCTGATGTAATCACAGGTTGGAATACAAAGTTTTTTGATATTCCTTATCTAATCAATCGATTTGAGAAACTCCTTGGTGAAGACGAGATGAAAAAGCTTTCACCTTGGAATCTTGTGAATGAGAGAACTGCTCATATTAAAGGACGAGAACTAACCGCATATGAAATTTATGGCATTTCCTCTTTAGATTACATTGAGCTTTATAAATGGTATGCTCCTGGTGGCAAATCACAGGAGAATTATCGTTTAGATAACATTGCTAATGTTGAATTGGGCGAAAGCAAATTGTCATATGATGAATATGATAATCTTCATCAACTTTATCGTTTGAATTATCAAAAATTTATTGAGTATAATATCAAAGACGTTGAGCTTATCGAGAAGCTTGAGAATAAATTAAAGCTTATTGAGTTGGGACTAACTCTTGCATATGATACAAAATCAAATTATGATGATATTTTCACACAAACGAGAATGTGGGATGCACTAATTTATAATAATCTAATCGAAAAGGGTATTGCTGTTCCACCTAGAGAATTTAGTGAAAAAGATGCTCCCTTTGAAGGTGCATATGTAAAAGATCCACAGATTGGTATGCACGATTGGGTAGCATCATTCGATTTGAATAGTCTGTATCCACATTTGATGATGCAATATAATATTTCACCAGAAACTTTGGTTGAGCCTAAAGACTATAATCAAGAAATGTTTGGAATTATCAGTCGCGGTGTCAATGTTGAAAAACTTCTAAACAAAGAGATTAATACTGATTCTTTGAATGGTGTTACACTAACACCGAATGGACAATTCTTTCGTACAGATAAACGAGGTTTCTTGCCAAAGATGCTCGAAGAAATGTATGAAGATCGAAAGAAATTCAAAAAGTTGATGCTTCAAGCAAAGCAAGAGTATGAAAAAGAAAAAGATTCAAGTAAAAAAGTAGAGATTAAAAATAGAATTTCTCGATATGATAATCTACAATTAGCCAAAAAAGTTTCACTAAACTCTGCATATGGAGCGATGGGTTCACAATATTTTCGATTCTACGATTTAAGACAAGCCCTCGCTGTTACTTCAGCGGGTCAGTTGTCCATTCGATGGATTGAAAACAAGCTAAATCAATATATGAACTCATTATTGAAAACGGATGGAGTAGATTATGTTATTGCTTCAGATACAGACTCGATTTATCTGCGTCTTGGTGAACTTGTTGACAAAGTTTTTACTGGACAGAAAGAGACTTCGAAAATTATCTCCTTCATGGATCGTGTCTGCGAGGATAAAATTCAACCGTTCATTGATAATAGTTACTCTGAACTTGCTCAGTATGTTCATGCATACGCGCAAAAAATGCAAATGAAACGTGAGGGTTTGTCTGATAAAGGTATTTGGACAGCAAAGAAGCGATACATTCTAAATGTATATAATAATGAGGGTGTTCAATATAACGAACCTCAAATGAAAGTTATGGGTTTAGAAATGGTTAAATCGTCTACTCCATCAGCTATTCGTGAGAAAATGAAAGATGTCATTAAATTGACAGTAACATCTGATGAAACTTCGGTACAAAAATTTATTGAGGACTTTAAAAAAGAATTTGTGGAATTACCTCCAGAAGAAATTTCTTTTCCTCGATCAGTTAATGGACTCGACAAATATTCAGATACTAAGATAATATATACTAAAGGTACACCAATACATGTGAAAGGCGCACTTCTCTACAATCATCTATTGAATAAGAATGGACTAACTAAAAAGTATCCTCAAATTCAAGAAGGTGAAAAATTGAAGTTCACATATCTAAAGAAGCCTAATCCTATTGATGATACCGTGATTTCTTATCCGACAAGATTGCCATCTGAATTTAATCTTGACAATTATGTTGATTATGATTTACAATTTGAAAAGGCATTTCTTGAGCCAGTTAAGATCATTCTAGATTGTATTGGTTGGTCAGCAGAAAAAACGAATTCATTAGACAGCTTTTTCTAAGGAAATATTATGAGTTTATTGGATAAAATTAAAAAGAATTCCACAATTAAAGATGCATCGATTCTTTCAAAATCGAAATTCTTTAATGAAAAGGATATGATTCCTACAGGAATTCCCATGGTGAATGTAGCATTGAGTGGTAGACTGGACGGTGGTCTTACTCCAGGTTTAACTATGTGGGCTGGTCCTTCTAAACATTTTAAATCAGCATTTAGTCTTCTTATGGCTAAATCATATATGGAGAAATATGAAGATTCTGTTCTTTTATTTTACGATTCTGAGTTTGGTACTCCTCAGTCTTACTTCAATACATTCAGCATCAACACTGAGCGAGTCCTTCACACACCCATTACCGATATTGAGCAATTGAAATTCGATATCATGAAGCAATTAGAAACAATTGAGCGTGGTGAAAGGGTAATGATTATTGTCGATTCAATCGGTAATCTTGCATCAAAGAAAGAAGTTGAAGATGCACTGGATCAAAAATCTGTTGCAGATATGAGCAGAGCGAAACAAGTTAAAAGTTTGTTTCGAATGATAAC